CCTTGAAATACCCTAATTTAGCGTATCAGGTATTCCCCATAATAGACGTCTAAACGTCTTGTAGTATATATAATGAGTGTGAGTATATATAATATGATGGATTATTTAAGGAATTCCCCCCATAATTGAGAGGTGATAAGTTGAGAGGTAACGATAATGAGCGAGATACGGAAGAATCCACCTGATTCGGTGAATACGTTTGAGCAACAACAAATGTACATGACACTGTACGATGATATAACAGAGAACGGTGTTTTGCTACAATACCACGATAGACATGGTTTAGGTGAACTGGCTGTGATCATGTGTGAAATGAATACGTTACGTGCAGACCTTCGTGAAAATGGTGAATCCATCAAAGTACAAGGTGACCGTAACAAAGTAACCAAAAAAAACCCGGCCCGTGATGCCCTTGAAAAAATTCGACCACATCAGATCCGATTGATGAAGGAATTCAAGATGACACCTAACAGTCGTGGTAAACAAGTGGGTGTTGTTGAGAGTCAAGGCAAAACAGATGATGGTTGGGGTGATGTATGAATTTTTTAAGCCACACATGTAAACATAGAATTAACAAAAACACATGTGTTCTTCTCGGGTCGAAATGTATTAAACGTAGATTTTTCAAGTCCGAGACTTGTGCACTTCAGGTTCAAATAGATCCACCAAAAATGCCAGAAGTTAAAACACCAAAACCGGAAGGTCCAAAAAACAGAGATATTAATGAGTGTAATTGTGATGGGTGTGAAATTAGTCGAGATCCGAACCAAGGTTATCAACCATGTTTTTACAGTAAATGTGGACCTATTAAAAAAGGAACTCCTTATCGTGTCAGTGAGAGGTGATTAAATGGATATAAGTCAATACGAATATCCAGACCTTCAACCGGGTGATCAAGATTGGAGGTGGTTTCATAAATATCCACACGATATCCTTACCGGGAAAATACCTGCCGGTCGATTAATGAAACTAGCAGCAGAACGCCACTTTAAAGATGTGGAACGTGATGATTTGCGTATTGATGAAGCTGCTGCTAAATCGATTGTTATGTGGTTCAAGTTCATACCAATCACAGATGGTAAATTAGCAGGTAAACAAACCACACTGCTACCGTGGCAAATATGGTTGGTGGTGTCATTGATTGCGTGGAAATGGAACGAAAACACCTTTGATGATGATGGTAACCCCATGCACGTTATTGGTGAACGTCGATTCAACCAAACTTTTATACTCGTGTCACGTAAAGGCGGTAAATCAACACTTGCAGCAGGTTTAATGCTCTATTTGATGTACAAGGCCGGTTATCAACCTCGTGCCTACTCGTTAGCGACAAAGCGTGACCAGGCTAAAATTGTACTTAAAACAGCACAAGTGATGATCAATTTATCACCTCGTTTAAAATCGATATTCCAGGCACGTACAAACGACATATTGACCGACAAACACGGTGAATTTAGAGCTTTGGCCAGTGATTCACAAAGTTTGGATGGGCTTAATCCTGATACAATTTCACTCGATGAATGTCACGCCATTAAGGACCGTAACTTATACGGTGTTGTTGTTTCTGCTTTCGGCGCCAAAACAGAATATCTTAGCATTGTGATCACCACTGCAGGGTTCATTCTTGATGGGTTATGCACAGATTTATACAAAAATGGTGAAGCGGTTCTTGAAGGTCGAGTGGAGCAGGATAACTATTTTTACGCAATGTGGCAGATAGATAAAAAGGATGATTGGTCTGAACCTAAAAACTGGTATAAATCTAATCCGGGAACAATTCATGGTTTACCTTCAATGCGATATCTCCATGACCGATATAAAGAAGCATCACTATCATTTGCAGAAAAGGCCAACTTCATAACGAAGCACTGCAACCTGTTTGTTAACGGTGCCGATAAGTGGTTAGACATGGATAAGGTACAAGCGTGTGCGATTGATGATCTTGACTTCGAAAAGTACAAACATAAGAAATGTTATATCGGTTTCGATAGGTCGTTAGGTGGTGACGTAACCAGTTTGTATGTTTTATTCCCGGATGACGATGGTGGTATAACCATTTTCGGATTTAATATTCAAACACAAGCCGCTGTTAATGAATCAACGGATTACCTTAGAAAAATTTATCAGAAAGCGGAGTCTGAAGGTTATATTCGATTAATCGATACAGCGACCAGGATCCGTAATGAGCACGTAAAGCAATTGATCCGTGACGTGTATAATCAGTTACCTTTGTGTGAACATATCGCCTATGACCCGTACAAGATGAAAGAAGTAGCAATGGACCTTGAGGAAGAGGGTTTACCTGTTTTATCTGTTAGCCAGGGTGCAGGTAACTTATCTGAACCGGCCAAGAAATTTGAATCGTTAGTCGAAGATCAACTTCTGCGATACAATGGTGACACAATGTTCAATTTTGCATGTGAATGCGCAGTGATGGACGTTACCAAATTCAATAACGTGGCAGTGTACAAAACCGATTACAAAACGGAAAAAATAGATCCACTCATTGCTGTTATTATCGCGCTGTCAAGTGCTACACTGTTCAGCAATAACAGTAGTGTGTATAATCACAAAGGGTTAACAGTAATTTAGAGGAAATTAAGATGTCAAAGACCATTATGAAATATTTTGAGTACAAACATTTACCTGACCGTTTGCAAAAAGTGAGTGCACCTATTTGTGCACTCGCAATGAAAATGGATTCCGAATTAATCGATGGTCCTGAAAAGTCGGAAGGTTTACGCAAGTTACTAGAAGCCAAGGATTGTTTTGTTCGGGCAAGTCTGTAATTACAGACCACGCAAACAACAGTAATTTAGAGGGTAATACCAATGCCGAAGAAACAACACCCGTTTCATAATACAGGAGTTAAAACGCCGAAATCGGAACGTACTAAAGAGTATGGTGATGACTTCGGTGTTAACTTGTTTTCAGGTGAATCAAACAGTATCACAGTAAGAAAAGCGATCACGATTGAAACTGTGTTCACTTGCATTAGAGATAAATCGGAAACTGTCGGTAGACTCCCTGTTAGTCTTTATGACAAATCAGAGCCCGGAAAGGTTCGTAAAATAGATGATGGTAGATTGCACAAAATCTTCACTCAGCGACCTAACGACTTCATGACAATGCAAGGTTTCACAGAGTTCATGACCGCCAGTTACGAGCTTTACGGGGCATTTTATGCGTACATTGCGTATAATGACCGTGGAAGTATCATGGAAATCATACCGTTCAAACATCAGCAGAATGTTAAACCTGCAATGGACATGAACGGCCGTGTGTATTTCACGTATGTTACCAATGACGGAAAACCATCAATCGCTTTCGGCATCGATGAACTATTTATCATTAACCAGTTCACGCTTGATGGGTTCACACCTGTTTCACCGATTCAGTATAACGCTAGTTTCCTCAATGGCACTTATGATACTGAAGACACCTGGAACACCTTACAATCAGATGGTATTACAGCACAATTCGCACTAGCTACTGATAAATCAGTAAGCAATGAAGCAGCAAGCCGATTGAAAAAAGATTGGAAAACGTTTAGAGGTGCGCCGGGTGTAGGTAATATTCCGGTACTTGAAGACGGAATGACACTCAAATCACTTCAACTATCACCAAAAGATTCAGAGCTGTTGGGTAGTCGTGAATTTAGCGTAAACCGTATTTGTCGAATATTCCGTGTTCCACCTGAACGTATTGGTGTTCCTAAATCCGCATCGTCGAACCAAACGATGTTAGACATTGATGAAGCGTACATGCGCAATGGTATTGAACCGATCTTACTGAAGTATGAAAACGCATGTAACATACTGTTAGCTAAACTCAAAGTTAAAAAATTCGTTCGTGTAAACCGTAAAGCGTTTTACAGCGGTTCACCACATCGAATGGTCGAGTCTGTAGCGGAAGAAATCAAAATGGGATTGGCCAGTATCAACGAAGCCCGTCTGGACCTCAACCGTGATCCTGTTGATGGTGGTGATGTGTTTGCCATAGACAGCAATAATCTCGAATTCGGAACCTGGGACCAACTAGAGGAAATCAGAAGAAGGAAGGAGGGAAGTAATGGAAATTCTGAATCAACAGACGATTAATCCTGACTTACATTGTGTTTATCACATTAGACGTCCATTGCATCGTGGAAAATTAAACGAAGGTTACATCGGTATTTCTATCGACCCTGTTGAAAGACTTAAACAACATCTTCGTACACCAAATAAAACATTGAAGAAAATGTTAGTCAAACACCCTGATATAGAATGTGAAGTGATTTCACAAGGAACAGAAGAAGAAGTTCTTAACATGGAAAAGAGTTTACGTCCATGTCGAAATGTTGGGTGGAATATAGCTGAAGGGGGAGGGAAACCTCCCGCTGGTGCACATGAAGGTTTTTTACATTCAGATAGTACGAAAGCTAGGATAAGTAAAGCGAAAAAAGGAAAATGCGGCGGCGCCAACCATCCTAATTTCGGCAAATCAGCAAGTGATGAAACGAGGAAGAAACAATCATTTGCCAAATTAGGTAGACGATTTACTAGAAAAATCATAATGTGTCCCCATTGTAATAAAACTGGCGGTTCCAACATGATGTACAGGTATCATTTCAACAACTGTACTCATTTCATGATTGATGGTATGTTTTTTGATAACATAACAAGAGCGATTGAAGTTACAGGTTTTTCAGAGAAAACAATACGAACATATTGTAGTTCTAAAAGTAAAAGCGAATGGTATACAATACCTAGAACAGTTGAAGTTGCCGGGAGCAATGAAAATGAAGAATAAAATACATCAGGTGGAATGTACCATCACAGAAGTTAAAATGGACCCTAAAACTGGTGAATTCACTTGTTACGGTAATGTCAAAGGTAACATTGACCACGCGCTAGATAAGACGATGAATGGTGCTTACATTGACAGTATCAAAGCACATAAAACAGCAGGAACAATGCCTGGCATGTTTTGGATGCATAAATCGTTCGATCTTCCTGTGGGTGTGTGGCTTGACATGGAAGAAGATGAAAAAGGTCTGAAGATGCGAGGTCGTTTAAGTAAAACAGCACTCGGATCTGATATTGAAATTCTTGCCAAAGACGGCGCACTAAACATGTTCTCTATCGGTTACTGGATAGAAGATGAAAAATGGAACAGTGCTGGTGGTTTCAACGAACTACATAAGATTCACATTACTGAGGTTTCTTGGGTGACTCGTGCATGTAACGAAGAATCTGTTTTATTGGATATCAAATCTAAAATGGCAGATGGTGAACTACCAACTAAACGCGAACTTGAGAAATTACTACGTGAAGAGTGTGGTTTCAGTAAACGACAAGCTAACCGTATTGCCAATGGTTACGACCCTGTTGTTGAAGATGATGTTTCTGATGCTGATATTAAAGAATTGGAAAATATGATTTTGAACACTTTTAATGTGTAAGTGATTGGGTGATAAGGGTAACACGGCAATGTTACCCTTATTTCGGTTAGAAATGTGCTGCTGCTGGTTGCGGCATACAAGGTGTTGGTGCATCTGGTTTTTTAACAACATCACATTCAAAAGATGGTTCGATTTTCACACGCTCACCATCTGTATTCATTACATGTAACACTTCAACATTATGATCAATATGACTGCTTAGATGATTATTTCTAATATATTGAGCAATCGCTATTTTAACTTCTGCAGGTGTTAAAATTACTTTCATGATTCGTACTCCATTTAATTAACTCGTTATCGAGAACTGAATCTTAGAACATCGTCCGTTCGATTACTGTGATGTACGTCACAAAACAAACAACACACTTGAAATATAAACGCAACAGCATTATCATCAGGTTATTGAGTAGTGGTCTACTTCAATAGCGTTGTGGTCAACGTAATGAAAAACTAAACACTCACATAACCTAAACCTATTAAACAGATGGAGTCCACTATGGATAAATTAAAAGAATTACTTGAAGCCATGACGCTTAAGTATGAAAAATCTCAAGAGGCACAAGTAGCCGCTGAGAAAAAAATGAAAAACGAAATCAAAGCGATTAACGATAAGTACGAAACACTCGAAAAATCTCAAGATGCTGGTGAAATCAAAAAACTGATGAAATCCATTGCTGATTTAGAAGAAGAAGTGAGTGATGTTCGTACTAAAGCTGCTTCTACATTCCAGCCAACCAAAGATGAACACGATGCTGTTAAAACAGTTGTTCGTACATCGATTGGTTCAATGCTTAAATCCAAAGGTGCAAGTGATACAGGTCTTAACCTAGACCTAGTGAAAGCTGCTGGTAGTATTATTGCTGAAAAAGTTAAAGCGCTTAATATCGGTACAGCCGAATCAGGTGGGTTAGCTATTGCAGAAGTACTACGCCGCGATGTGATTGAATATGCACGTGAGTTTTCACCGATCATGAGTTTAGTAGGTCGTGATCCTGTAATGACTCGTAATTACCGAACTTTAGTTCTTATTGGCTATCCTGCTGTAGCTACAGGTGTTGAGAACATTGCTGGTTCTGTATTACCGCAAACAGATACGCAAGAATATGCTGAAATTCGCTCTAAAGCGTGGAAAGTTTATGCTAAACCACGTATTACTGATGAAGCAATGGTTGCAACCGATATCGATATTTACTCACATCTTCTACAATTGTTGTCCGAAGAAATGGGTATTTACCAGGCTGCGCAAGTGTTGCAAGGTACTGGTGTTGATGATGCAGGTCAAACTAATGCACGTGGTATCTTATCTGTACGTGTGGATATTACAGACGGTACGGGTGAATCTTGGAAAGCAACGTTAACACCTACACCGGGTGATGCACGTGATCATGACGTTTACCCTGCCAAAGCAACTGGCGTTGCTGGTGCGTTAGGGTCTGATGATGAAGCGATTGTTAATTACTTTATCGACTTGATCAATAGTCATCCTACTCGTTTCCTTGCTGGTAGTTCGTTCTTAATGAACCGCTTGACTAAAGGTGTTATCGAGAAAGTACGTGACAGTGATAATCACCCTATCTTCATCAACAACTACAAAGACGGTGGCATGGCCACTATCCTTGGTTACCCTGTGGTTATCGATGATACAATGCCTAACATTGCAATCGATTCGACACCAATTATTTTTGGTGACCTATCTCGTGCACTTTATTTGAATGATGGTGATATTGATAAGATGTTACTTGACCCTTATTCAGTGGACCAATGTACGCTGGTTAAAACGTCTAAAGAAATGTTTGAACGTGTGGGTAATTCTGATGCAATTCAAGTTGTGGCGTGTACCACTAACGGTCCTGCTTAAAACTTAAATCTGTCGTAGATATGATGAAGCCCTCTTAATTGAGGGCTTTTTTATTGGAGGATTGTTATTCACCTACCCATTCAAAGGAACCATCACTTGTTTTCTTGTAATGATGGTGTTGGTGAACTGCTAAACCGTTTTCAAACCCCACAAGTTTATGTGCTCTGTAAGCTGTTTCATCTTGCGCAAGTCTGATCAGTTGTCCGTCAAGTGGACCGCCTACCATTTTTCTTGATACTAAAATCATGGCTAACTCTCCTTTACATCTGGTAAATTACGTTCATCAACATACAAGTTATGAAGTGCTGGTGAACCACACTGAGGGCATTCACATGCTCTACTGATGGACTTAACAGCTTGTTTGTTCACTGTTTCACGAAGTTCATAACCACATTCGATACATGACTTAACTACTCGATT